ACTTTCGTACCATCACGTTGGCGCGCACGGTGTCGATTTAACACAGATTGTTGCGCATAAACTCTAGAAACTGACGGTGCTGCCGATGGCTTGGATATCCGATAACCGTTGCTCCCTTCAGTACAGAAACGACCCATGAAGCCACTAAATAAAGCATTTCACCTCACCACCTTAGGCATTGCTATATCAAGCGCGCTATTCCTCTCGTCTGCGTTCGCAGATGGTGGTGCAGCCGGTATCGATGGGGACAACGTTACGCACGGTGGATCTAGCCAAGGTTCGGCGGGTACGAACGGTGATGGTGGTAACGGCGCTCCGATCACATCAAAAAACGTGGGTAATTTCGACATTAATACGCAAACCTCCACGCCAGGCGGTAGTGGTGGTAGCGCTTCTGGTTCTGGTGGCTCTGGCGGTGCTGGTGGCGGGTCGGTATTCGGCGGATTTAGCTCCGGTGGCGCGGGGGGATACTCATCGTCACCGTCAGCCTCCCCTTACTCTTCCAATGGAGGCGACGGCGGCCAGGTCTCCGACAACACGGTCATACTGACAAATGTCACGATAACGGGGGCAGACGGTGGCGTCGGTGGCGATGCTTCCGCCTCCGGTCCTAATGCTTTCACTGGTGCTGGTGGTGCTGGTGGTCAGGGAGGGGGATCGGTATTCGGCGGATTCAGTGCAGGCGGCGGCGGTGGATTCTCGCCATCTTCACCTTTCCCCCCCTCTTCTTCATCCGCTAATGGCGGCAACGGCGGCCAGGTCTCCGACAACACGGTCATACTGACAGATGTCACGATAACGGGGGCAGACGGTGGCGTCGGTGGCGATGCTTCCGCCTCCGGTGCTAATGCTTTCACTGGTGCTGGTGGTGCTGGTGGTCAGGGAGGGGGATCGGTATTCGGCGGATTCAGTGCAGGCGGCGGCGGTGGATTCTCGTCATATCCAAATTCCCCCCCCTCTTCTTCATCCGCTAATGGCGGCAACGGCGGCGAGGTCTCCGGCAATACGGTCTCGCTGACCAATGTCAAGTTAACGGGAGCCAATGGAGGCGACGGCGGTAATAGTTCCTCTTCTGCTGGGGGTGCTGATGGTCAGGGAGGGGGGTCAGTATTCGGCGGATTCAGCGCCGGAGGCGCGGGAGGAACCTCCTCATCCTCCTCCAATGGTGGCAATGGCGGCGACGTCTCCGGTAACAAGGTGACGATCTCCGGAACTTCCTCCCTTTCCGGAGATATCTATGGAGGCTACAGCCAGGGCGGCGCAGGAGGCAATACCGGGACTACCGGCCAGGGAGGCCGGGTCGAGAACAATATCGTGACACTGGAAGGTGCCAGCTTAACCATTGGGAGATCGGTCTACGGGGGTTACAGCGTTAACGGCGATGGCACGGTTAACAATAGCAAAGCATTCACCGGCAACACCTTGAACCTCAACGGCTACCGAGGCTCGCTGACCGGCATCTACAACTTTGAGAAATACAACTGGGTACTGCCCAAAGACGTGGTCAACAACGATACGCTTATCACCATCACGGGATCTGACAAGGTTCAGCTCACGGGCACCACACACACGATGGCGATAGAAAACGACGGCAACGTTCTCAATGCCGGTGACACCGTGACGCTGATCGACAAAGCCCAAGGTACACCCACGCTCACGACGACACAGATCACACAGGGCCATTTCATTATCTACGACGCGAATTTAAGCGTCGTAAATGATGAATTGGTTCTGAGCATTGATGGCAAACAGGACGCGAGCTCTCCCACCCCTGCTGGCCGACTCAACCCGACATCCAAAGCCTTTCTGGAAGGCCGCGCCGCGTCCCTGGCTATTACCAATCAAGGCGCAGATCTGATCAGTGATAACGGTATCAGCGCGGCCCGTTCCAGCCTGCAACAAACCAGCAAAAATGGCAGCGGTGTCAACTTGGCACCATTTACTGCAGTAAGCGGTGGTTCCAGCCGTTACAAAACCGGTTCACACATCGATGTGCGCGGTTTCAGCGTGGCATTGGGGGTCGCTACAGGCTTTGAGCTGCAAGATCAGAGTGCAATCACCCTGGGGATTTTTGCAGAGCATGGCAGCGGTAATTACGACAGCTACAACAGCTTCACCGGTTATGACCCGGTGCGCGGCGGTGGTGATTCCCGTTACACCGGTGGCGGGGTCTTGTTCCATATGGACGTGGCCGACACGGGGCTGAATAAAAAATCTGTATCTCATACCGGTGCCACAGATGGCCTGTATATCGACGCCTCTGTGCGCACGGGTACTGCAAAGATGAGTTTTGAAAGCAATGACCTGACCGATGCCGAGGGCGTGCGGGGTCAATATGATACTAAATCTAGGTACTACGGCGCGCTGGCGGGTGTGGGTTACGTCCTGAACCTTGACGAGAAGCAGTCGCTGGATGTTTATGGTCGCTACACTTGGGGCAAACAGAATGCCGACAAAGTGAATATCGGCAATGACCAATTGACTTTCGGCGCATCCCAAAGCTCGCGGGTTCGTGTGGGCACGCGCTACAGCTACGCCTACACACCCCGGATCAAGCCTTACGCCGGTGTCGCCTATGAGCGTGAGTTTAAGGGTGACGCCTCAGGAAGTGCCTATGACCTTTCCATCGAGAAGCCTTCGCTAAGCGGCAATACAGGTATTGTTGAAGTGGGTGTGACGATGAATCCACTGGCTGCCGTCGAGGCTCTGAGCGTTGATGTGGGTGTGCAGGGTTATCTTGGTGATCGTCAGGGTGTAACGGGCTCACTTAAGGTTAGCTACGCGTTCTGACAAAGCATGCTTGAGGCGATATATGTCGCTTGTCAAAGATCACTCGTCGCTCCCGATCTTTTGACCGGAGCTCTTCATATCCCGAACAAGAGCTCCGACTCATGCAACCTCTCCCCTTGCTGCACTACTGGTTTCCGGGCGAAGGTCTGGCGGTCTTGACAGACTTGCAATCCTCCGCCACCGATTAGAATCCTGAACCCCATGAACCGCAGGACCATCCGTCAGTTTTTTGCCTGGATAGTCGCCATATCGTAAGTGGTACGTGTCCGCTTCCAAGCGGTGCATCGGAATTTTTACAAAGTTATAGGTGCGGTTGACGCTCTATGCCTGATAGCAGAATTACAACCGTTCGCACCTAGAGCTGCCGTTATTTGCATGTGATCGACCAAAGCTGATCTAGCTTGGTCGTGTAGCTCCGGCTCATCATCTCCCTGCGCATAGCCCAAGCTGGGTTGCTGGGCACGCTGGCTGACCGAAGCGTTCCCCTCCCCCATCGACCATTGATCTCGTCCAGCACGGTCATCACTCGGGTGGACTCGGCAGGCTGCGAAGTAGCGAACAGATCATCGGTGTACTCGCCGGGCTGACACAGGTTGAGCAGCATCACTTCTGCCTTACTGTATTTGAAACCTGGCCGGTAAATAAGGTTGACCGCATCAACAGCCGCCTTTGTCAGCAGTCGCACGTCATCAGTGGGATAGGGCATATTTACCACCACCCCGTTGGCATACTTCGCCTCCTCTGGATTGAACATGCCCGTGCGAATGCATACACGCACCTTCTTGCACAGCGATCCCTGGGCCCGGAGCTTTTCTGAGGCCCGCATCATGTAGGCGGCTAACGCTTCCTTAATCGGAGATAGATCAGTCAGGCGTTTGCCGAACATGCGGCTGCAGCAGATCTCCTGCTTTGGCGGATCCGGCTCATCCAGCTCCAAGCAAGGCGTGCCGCCCAACTCCCTGGCCGTCTTCTCGATCACAATGCTGAACTTCTTGCGGAGCGTCCACGGATCAGCCTTAGCCAGGTCCATAGCCGACTTGATACCCATGGCATCAAGATGGAGTTTCATCTTGCGGCCAACGCCCCACACCTCCGCCACGTCAGTATTACGCAGCACCCAATCGCGCTTAATCGGATCGGTGATATTGACCACGCCACCGGTCTGGGCCTGCAGGCGCTTCGCGGTGTGATTGGCCAGCTTTGCCAGGGTCTTGGTGGGAGCTATCCCTACGCCGACTGGGATACCGGTGCAGCGCAGCACCTGGCTTCGAATCTGACGCCCGAGCGTGTCCAGGCCTTCGATACCGGTCAGGTCGGCGAATGCCTCATCGATGCTGTACACCTCGACCGCCGGCACTAGCGACTCGATCAGCGTCATCACCCGCTCGCTCATGTCGCCATACAGGGCATAGTTCGACGAGAAGGCGACAATGCCGTGTTGCCGCAGCTTCTGCTTGATCTGGAAATACGGCTCGCCCATCTTCACGAACGGCTTGGCGTCGTAGCTGCGAGCAATCACACAGCCATCGTTGTTCGAGAGGACTACGATCGGCACCTTAGCCAGGTCCGGGCGGAATACCCGCTCGCAACTGGCATAAAAGCTGTTGCAGTCGATAAGCCCGAAAACCGGCGCGGGCTTAGACATGGCTGCGCACGCTGCCGGTGATAACACCCCAGATCGACAGCTCGTCACTCTCGAGAATGTATCGCGGCGGGTATTTTGGATTTTCGGACATCAGGATCACGTCCTTGCCCCGGATGCACAGACGCTTGCAGATGGGATCGTTGTTCAGCAGCGCCACGACGATGTGGCCGTGTGCCGGCTCAAGCGAGCGGTCCACTACCGCCAGATCACCCTCAAAAATTCCCGCGCCCTGCATGCTTTCCCCGGTGATCGATACCAGGTAGACGTGTGGCGCCCGAATGTTCAAGACCTCATCCAATGAGATGTGTTGTTCGATGTGGTCGGCAGCCGGCGAAGGAAAACCAGCCGGCACCCTGAAAGAGCAAAAGGGTAGCTTAGTGCCACCCTCCGAGATCAGACCTAAAATTGAAAAGCTCATCAGCGGCCTCTTACAAATACTGTATATAAACACAGTTAATTTGAATTCAGGCCTCCGGTCAAATTTTCTTGTCAGTATTCTACGTCCACTGGTCAGAACAACCCTCCCAACACGGATGGCTCCCAGTTCATGATCACCAGTTCGCCAGTTAACTCAGCGGTCCCTTGTCGCTGATTGGTGTTGCAGTAGCGGATGTCCAGCGTCTCAAAATGAAAGCCTTCGAAAACACGCCGGATGTCCGGATGGTCGTTGATGCTGACCATCACCCTGCCTTTGCAGCGGCGCATAAAGTCGGCCATCCGTTCGTAATTCTCGAACGGAAAATCTACACCGTAGCCGGCGGTCTGCCAGTAAGGTGGGTCCATGTAGTGGAAAGTGTGGGCACGGTCATAACGTTCCGCGCATTCAAGCCAGGGGAGGTTTTCGACGTACGTGCCGGACAGGCGCTGCCAGGCGGCCGAGAGGTTTTCCTCGATCCGCAGCAGGTTGATGGCCGGGCCGGTGGTGGCGGTTCCGAACGTCTGCCCGGTGACCTTGCCGGCGAAGGCATGGTGCTGCAGGTAGAAGAATCGGGCGGCGCGCTGGATGTCGGTAAGGGTTTCGGGGCGGGTGATTTTCTGCCACTCGAACACCTGTCGCGAGCTCAGCGCCCATTTGAACTGACGCACGAACTCTTCGAGGTGGTTTTGTACGACGCGGTAAAGCGTCACCAGGTCGCCGTTGATGTCGTTGAGGACTTCAACGGGGGCTGCCTGGGGCCGCATGAAGTAGAGCGCGGCACCGCCGGCAAAGACTTCGACGTAGCATTCGTGTGGTGGAAAAAGCGGAATGAGGCGATCGGCCAGGCGGCGTTTGCCGCCCATCCAAGGGATGATGGGTGTGGACATTGATAGCAAGACCTTTACTGTATGGATAAACAGGTGCTAGGCTCGCCGCGCTTTGTGCACGGAGTGAGAGCCTTGGCTGGACTTGCAGGGACTATCTGCGGGGACGGCGGCCGGGTGGGATGTTGACGCATCCACCCCGGTCGCTCTTTTTCACTTCGCTGTTGAGACTTCTTTGGCGTAGGCCTGACAGGCCGCCAGGGCGATCAGTCCTTGGTCGCCGGCATCGGTGATGCCGATAATTCGTTGAGCATGCGCTGGGTCAAGTTGGGCTCTTGTGGGGCCATGAACCACGCCGCCGGAGGCGGTGGGGGCTGGCACTGCGCAGCCGCTGGCGGCATCGGTGGCGTCGAGTAGGACTGACAGGCGCAGATCAGCAGTGGCAAGGCGATCGCGCAGGCGAGCCTGATTGGTCTGAGCATCACTCAGTTCCTTATAATGGGTTTGTTCGCTGGCCGAGAGTTTCTGCTCCAGGGTCAGACGTTTTCCCTGTTCGGTACGCTGTTGCGCGGCCGAGGCCAGGACCATCTGATTGAGGGTGACCGTCTGCAGGCGGGCTTGCTGTTCCAGCTGGAGGCCGTAACGCCAGCCCTGAATCTGCCAGGCCAACGCGGCAGAGCTACCGGCCACGATGACCAGTCCCGCTCCCACGGCGAACAGTCGATACGGCGCGGGTATCAGGTCGATGAAACGCATAGCACTGCCCTCGCCCGCTCCCACAGCTGCAGTCGATCCGGCAGGCCGTTGAGACCGCCGTTGATCTTGCGCGTGATCACTTCGAACTCGTCCCGATCCGCCAGGGCATTCAGTTCCCGCACCCACCAGAACCACGCCGCTGACTCGGCAGCCCATTGCGGCAGTTCGAGCAGCTCAGGGGTGCGCAACAAGCGCTCATCACCAAACAGCGCCAGGCTGCAGCGCAGGTAATTGTTGCGCCCGGTGATCTGGATCAGGCCACGACCACGATAGCGCTGGCCATCGCCGTCGGCTTCCGGGGTGTTGCCCAGTTTCACGGCCAGGGAGCCGGTGTCGTACTTGCTCAGGTACTGATCGCCGCCCAACTCGCGGACGTACTGCAGTTGTCCGGACTCGTGGCCGACTTGGGCCAGGAACGCCGCCTGGCGTTTGGGTGTATTGATCTGCCGGTGCGTCATGGCTGCATTGAGAGCAGTTACAAAAACGCCCACTTGGCGGCGGGCGTTGGGCATGATGCGTTGTAGCTGTTGCTCGGTGAGGGACATACAAACTCCAGGCATAAAATAACCGCACACGGCGGGTGGTGGGGGCGCCTTAGCGCTACGCAAGATTGACGACCTTGACCGGCTTCACCTCCTTCTTTCTCTTGCCCTTGGCTTTGGCTTTGCCCTTGTTGCCGCCGTTGCACTCGACAGTGGTCGACCAGCCGGCCTGGGTGTAAACCTGCTCGACCGAGTCCGCCAGGTACTCGCCATCGAGCCCGACCTTGAAGCCCTGGGCGTTGATTGGCCTCTCGGCAAAGATGTCGGTACGCCCCGGCATTTCCAGACGCACCCCGGCAGTCGAGCGATTGAAGGCCGCCAGGCGCGCCTTGGCGGCCGATTCGGCGGCGGTCTTATTCGGGTGAATATGCCGATCGGTATGCACCGCCGGCAGGCCGGCCGGCACGTCGCCATTCTCCAGGGACACAACGACCAGCTTCCCGGTTTTCTTGTCCTGATGGGTGGCGGCCACCGCCTTGTGCGCGTTGCGATCGCCTAAGCGGAACTGCCAGCGGCTGACGTCCTGGCGGGTGATGGTGATCGCACCAAAGGCCTTGCCGCTTGCGCTCTCCCCGCCCTGGCGCGGCATCACCAACAGCTTGCCGTCCGCCACCTTGGCCGTGCAGTCGTATTGCTTGGCCAGGCGCGTGACGAAATTAAAATCGGACTCACCGATTTGGTCCGCACGCTCGACCTTGGTAGCCACCGGGCACACCGGCGACCAGCCATTACGCGCCGCGATATCGGCAACGATCTTCGACAGCGGCACGCCTTCCCAGCTACCGCTGCGAATGGTCTTGCCACTGCCGCGCATGTCGCTGGCCTTGCCTTGAATGACGATGGTGTCGGGCGGGCCCGATACGGTGATTTCGTCGACCACGTAACGCCCCAGGCGGGCCAGGGACGTCTCGGCATAGCCCAGGTAGACCTCGATCCCGGCGCCGCGACTCGGCAACGTCACCAGGCCGTCGCGGT